TATGATTATATCATCTGCGGTTAAAGTATCATCAAAAGTTTTTTCACCTGAAATTATTTGATTACTTTCTAAATCTACAAAATAATCATAACCATTTACTAATTCAATTTCTGTTCCACGTGAATTTACTCTTAAAAAATTATCTGCTGTTAATCCTGAAGGAGTATCAGTTAAATCTGTAAATGCTTTGGCATCAATTAATTCATAAGTAAATCCTGAATTTTCTTCATCAACCACAATAGAATAACCATCATAACCTGTATAATTTCCTCCAATAAAATCATTCATATCAGTTAAATTTATTCTAACATCAGGATATTCAGTATATGTTATAGCTGAAGCTGTGGATATTAAAATCTTTCCATCTTCATAACCCACTGGAGTATCAATTAAATCTGTAAAATTAGTTGAACCACTTTCATGTACAATTGATGTAATACCACTATCACACCTAATCCACATTTTATTGTCTGCTGTATTTAAAAATAATTCTCCATCAAAAATATCAGTTTCTAACCAATTTAAAAAATCATCATCAACAGGTATAGTAGGAATAACACCTGGAGTATTACTTCGTCTTACTGATATTCTTTCATTAGATTTTAAAAAATTTGACATTTATTTTTATTTATTTTTTATATTATATCAAAATAATAATTTTTATATTAAACCACCATCTCTTAATTTCCAAACATTTATATATAATATATTTTCTTCTTCTATTAAACCACTATCATTACCATGTTTTTCTCTAAATAAAATTGGATTAAAAACACCATCTTTTTCAATTAAACCTCCATCTACATTTTTATTTATTAATAAAATTTCACCTTCTTTTATTTTTAAATTATTAATATAAATAGCATTTTCATCAAAATTATCTATTCTACTTATTTGATTAATTGATATTAAATCATTTATTTTTAATTTATAATTTTCTTTATTAAAATAATTATCTATTACATCTTTATTAGGTTCTTTATGAATAAAAGGTTTTGTGGGCTTATCAATCACTATATATGTATCATATGTAGGATAAACTTTATCAATTATTTTTAATAATTCAACTTTTGTTAATTGCTCACCAGAAGGATTAAAATCTTCTATTTTATTTATTAAATATAATGTATTATTTAATTGAATTGTTGAATTTAAAGTCATTTTTTGTATATCATTCACATCTAATTTAAAATAACCTGTCAATAATCGTGAATTTTTTGATGTTAATTGATTATATAAATCTAAATAATATAAATTAAATAAATTATTTTGTGTCATCGATGTTTCAGGATATCCTTTAAAAGTTTTTTGATATATATTTTTATTATATAATGCTGTCTTAAAATTTAAATCATAATTATTTACATTTTCTAAATCATAAGGATATAAAATATGTCCAGCGTAAGGATAATACCATTTTCCCATTCCATCATAATAATAATCAGCATCAGCATTCACAAGAAATGTTGTTTTATCAGCTTCAACTACAAAATTATTATCATAAATTAATTGTCTATTAAAAAATAATAATCTCATTCCTATATTTGTATTAATAGTTTGCATTTCAGTTTCAGATGTAGCTGGATATTCTTTTTTCCAAAAACTTGTCATAACAAATTGTTCTTTATTATTGGCACCATTTATTCCCCAAACTGACCATAGAGGGCTTGAATAAAAGCAACTTAAACTATTTTCATTAATTCCTGATATATTATCATTATCTACTAAAAATCTTTTTGAACCATAACCTATTTCAAAAACATCTTTGGTTTGTTTATATTCATTTGTAAAATAATCATCAAATTCTTTATACTTTAAAACATTTATTGTATTTTGAAAATCAGAAGGTAATTTCAATTCTATTTTATTATCATAATCAATTTTGTGAGTTAAATCATAAAAAGTTCCTCCTGAATAATAATCATTTCTTGTTTGTAAAATTATTTTATTATCTTGTGTAGTATCAACATCAATATATAAATTAAATAATGTTATTATATCTTTTAAAAAATCTTTTATTTTTATATTTTCAGGTATTATATTTTTACCTAATACTTCATTTCCTTCACCCCACTCCCATTCATAAGCTTCAAAATAATCAGGAATTATTTTCCATGTCACAGTAGAACCTTCAATTTCATTTACGATAACAAATTTAAAATAAACTATTTCATCTTCATAACAATCTATTTCTTTTTCTAAAATTATATTTGTATTATTTGGAACTGAATTTATTATATTACCTTCTTCATCTAAATATTTAAAATCATAAGGCATATTACTTGTTACATTCAAATTTGAAACATAATAACCTAATTTATATATTTCTTCTATACCTTCACAAACAAATTCAACTCCTTCTAAAAAAGGATTTGAAGTAACAATATCATTTTTATTTATTTTACATAAATAAACATTCAATTTATATAATCCTTCATTAACAGCCGATACTTGAAATGTTGATAAATTCTTAAATTTCATTTTAAATTTATATCTACCATCTTGTCTTATTAAATAAGAACCAGGAAGAACATTTTCTTCAACTTGATATTCTTCAGGATTAATAAAATTTATATATGAACTATCACCAACAGCCACAATTTCAGGACGAATAGTACTATTATATGTTGAATAAGGTTTGAAATTTAAACCATAATTAAAGTTTCTATATAATTCAATTTCATTTTCTATCCATCTATATACTGATGGTGCTGTTGGATTATAAGATGTTATTATACCAGATTGATAAAATTTGATAGAATTTTCTTTAAAATAACCATCTATATCATTATTATTACCAATATTGGAATTAGAAAATGATGCATGATGATATTTTGCTTTCGTTGTTAAATTCCAATCAAATAATTTTTCTCTTTCATTACAATAAGGAATAAAAATTTTCTTAAACCAATCTTCATCACTTAAACTAAATTCATAGTTTAAACCATATTGTCTTATTATTTCATCTAAAATATATTTTAGTGATATACCAGGATAAAAATCTCTACCAACCAAACCTAATGAAGGTGTTTTATCTGTAGCTCTTCCTACACACCCACCTAAACTCCAATTCTTATTTCCATAATCTAACCAAGGATATACAATTTTATTAGTTACACTAGCAGGAAAAGCCCAAGAATTTGTCATAAATTGTCTAGTATATGTATGATTTAATTCACTCCAATCCATGTCTTCTAATAAATCATCACCAATTTCTTTAAATAAATTTAATTGTTCTCCATAAAAATTTATATTAATTTCATATCTATCATCATATCTATCTACACTTTCTATAAATATATATCCTTTATTATATTTTATTTCATCTTTTTTTAATACAGCATTAAATTTTTTATTTATATTTATTTTTGAAATTATATCATCATCATGAATATATCCAAAAAATTTTAAATTTCTTTCAGTGCCAGGTACAACTATATTTTTTGAATAGACACCCATTCTATTATAGTATTCTCTAATATCTGAAATTGAATATGTCAAACTTATTTGACTATCTTCATATAAATCTATTTCTTCATATGATATACTTTCTATGATTAAATTTTTTATACCTAATTTTGTATTAGAATTTTGACTTATAATTCTAAATTCACTTGTCCATGTAGGATTTGAAGAAATATATTCATATTCACCTACAGATGAATAATAAGGTGTCAAATAACCACCAACATTCATTCTAATTGAACCAAAAAATTCATCATTACTATCATTAATGATTTCAAACTTTACTCTATATTTTACATCTTTAGTTAATAAGTTTTTAATTATCTCGTTTTCTGAACTTACTTTTTTATATAAAATTTTTTCATAATCTTCTAAAACTTCCCATCCATCAGAACTATAAGTCCATTCATCTATATATCTCCAATTAACTTCATGAACCCACTTAATTAATATCTTTTCCATTAATTATATTTTTTATTTGATAATCTTACATTTAAAGTATAACTTCTTAATGTAGATTTTTTATTGTTTATGTTTTGACTTTCGTTTAATGATATAACCTTATAAATTTCATCATCAATCATCATAAATACATTTTTACTATACCACAAATCTTCTAAATCTAAAATTTGTTGTCTATCTAACCAGTCTGTATTTAATATCCATTCGGTTTCTATATTATTATGATATACGGTTAATCCACCATCATATTCATCTACTTCTAAATTATAACCATTAATTTTATATTTATCTTTTCTGAAAGTATTCTTTTCAATATTTAAATTTTTATAATGATTTTTATTAAATATATGACTATCAAAACCACCATATCTATTTTCCCAGAATAATTGAATTTCATCTTCACAAACTATTTTATATGTTATTCTTTCTGAAACTTCACCTGAATAATACATATAAACATCATATTCATCACCAACATTTAAATTTAATGTCACAGGTAATCCAGAACCATTAAAAATAATTCCTTCTGGAGTTACTACTTTAATATATTTCCACATGATATCTTGAATATTTTTCGGACCAGTTCCAAATGTCATTAAATATTTACCTTTATTTTCTAATATTAAATTAGAAGCATTTTCACCTGAAATTGTTTGGGAATAATAAGGATTTGTGTTTAAACTTTTATATGTGTAAATATATCCGTTTCGTTTTAAATCTATTCTAACTTCATAAGCATATGAATATGTTGTTCCAATTTTTCCTGAAAAAAATCTTAATACATCATAACTATTCAAACTTAAATTTCTTGTTGAATGATAATGTGTTAAAAATTTTTTAGTATTTTTATTTAACATAAAATTCGTATAATCAAAATCTTCTTCATAAGTTTTAATACAATCTAATTTTGTAAAATTTTCACTATCAGTATCATCAGATACATCTACTCTAAAATTATATATTGAATTATCACAAGTATCCCAACTTATTTGTTTTACATCTAAATCAATATCAGTAAATAAATTTTTTATATAAATTGAAGGATTAAATATACCTAAACCTCCTGTCATATGAGGATATATGTAACTTGTACTTAAAGTTTCAAGAGGTATATCAATTTCATATTTAAAAAAATAACCTTCATTAGTATAATCACTTGATATACTTGTAAAATAATTATTATATATACCAACAATTTTTTTTGTTGGTTGTTGTTTTTTTGTTATAGACATTATTTTAATTTATTTTTTATATCTAAATATATTTCCTTTTCTAATTTTTCATATACATCTTCTTCTAATTTCTTTAAATAATTATTTTCAAAATCTTTAAGTTTTGATAATATATTCTGAGGTTTTGTACCATATCTTTCTATTTTTTTAGCAAGTGCCCATGGATTTATACCTTTTCTTTTAGCCCAACCTTCAATTGATGAAATTGGTGGAAAATGAGGTTTTGTTCCTTCATCTAAAAAGATAGCGTACTCTAACATAGAAATTATTAATTTATTATCTTCAATTTTATATTCAATTGAATTTTTTAAATTACTTGTATCATCATGAATATTATTTTTAATATCTTTAATTATTTCTTCACCTAATTCTTTCAAAGAATTTTTTATACTATCATCTACTTTTTTTTTCATATTAAAAATTAATTTGGTATTTCACAATCATTTAAAGCATCTTGATATTCTATTTTAATTTTAAATATCCAACCACCACATAAATCATCAAATTTAAAATCAAATGGTTCTGCTGAACTTACTTCATCAATTTCAAATTCATAATCATAATAATAAAAATTGGAAATTATATCTTTACCTATTAAAAATGTATCATTAATAACATCTAATTTATTTGAACCGTCTTGTTTTAATAAATCAAAAACATACATATCAAAATCTATTATAGTACTTATCTTATTCTTCGTTGCTGATGTTGGTAATAACCAACACATCACAAAATCATGATTTTTTGTACTTATTTCAGAAATTGGACCCCATCCAAATTCATTTATCTGTAAATGACTATCACAAAATTCTTCTATATCTTTAATTATTGTTTTAAAAGTTACCATTTTTTCTATTTATTTCTTTTATCATATTATTCTTTTCTTGATGATATGATAACCAATTCATTATTTCAAGTATTCCTCTTTCTAATATTAAATCAATTTTTGTAATATCATCATTACACATTTCAAAAATTGTACTCAACCAACCCCACCTATTAAAATTATATTTTTCATATTCTTCATCTTCTTCATCTTCTTCATTTCTTTCTTCATACGTGAATAGTTCATCATATTCCTTTAAGAGCCATTCACGCCATTTTGAAAAAAATCAACAATACCTAAAACCTCCTCAATTTTTATATTTTCATAAAAAATATTTGCTCTTTCTTCTAAAGTATTATTATCATATTTTAATATATTACCATTTTCATCAACTTCTCTAACTAAAATACCTACAATATAATGTAAATTATTTGTTAAATCTTTCATATAATAATCTAAATCAACATATTCACCAAATTTTAATTTCTTAAAATCCTTAATCATTTTATATTTTTTATCATTAATTGTAAATTCATTTACAATTTTTTTGTTAAATGATTTATTCAACCAATTAAAATCAAATTTATTTAATTCAGTAAAATCTAATTCTAATAATATTTCTTTTTCAATACCTGATAAAACTGAAATTAAATCAACTATCATTTTTAATTCAGAATTATATTCTTTTGTTATAATACTATTAATAATCATTAAATTTTTTAATGTAACCTCATCCCAACCTGAAGGCATTTCATATTCTTTTTCTTCTAATTTAATTTTATACATATTCTTTTTATTTTTTTTTATTATATCATTTTTTTATCTTTTGATACTACGAAAAATAATTTTATCATTACTTTTCAATTTCAATTTTATTAAAGCTATATAACGAATTGGGTCAATACAATTATGAACTAATATATTATTAGCAAAAAATTCGTGTTTATCTTCTATTTCTAAATCATATACAGGCTCAACTTTTAGTTTTGTTACTTTTAAATTTTCCACTACACTCGTTTCCACAAAATCTAATTTTAGAATATTTATTTTTTGTGAATTCTTTTCCACAATATTCACATTTGACTTGAATATCATCATATCCTTGATTTCTTCTCCATTGAGACTTGCACTTATTAGAACAGAATTTTTGTTCACTTTTTTTCTTTTCAAACTTTTCACCACATACTTTACAAGTAGCTTCTCCATAAGTATTATGACCAAATCCTGTTGATATGGCTTGCTGTCTATGCCATTCAATTCCTTCTTCTGATGCGTGCCATTCTTTTGAGAGTGGTCTAATTTTATCCAAATTTTCTTTAATAAATTCTTTATTTTCATCACACCATTTTTTACTATGATATGACATATGTTTTTTTCCTTCAACCAATTGTAAATTTTCGATTGAATTATTTTTTGTATTGCCATCAATGTGATGTATGTGATATCCTTTTGGAATAGGTCCTTTGTAATACTTCCAAACTTCTCTATGTAAGCGTCTTCTACTTCTCGTAAAATATTTTTCACATTTGTATAGTTTGTAAATTTCACCATTAAACTCTTGTGTTTCATAATTACATCCTTCTGTTTTAATTTCTTGATTTGCTTCCATTTTCCATTAATTTTAATTTTGTGATTATCTGTGCAATTTAATTCCAAATCATCAATTTTATAATTAAAGATTTGTTTGTTTCCAGAACACCAAGAAGATAAAACTTTCTTGTAACCACATCTTGTTAAAACACAATCACCTTTGATTATATTAGATATAGTTCTTTTTCCATATAAAGTTTGAATTTGTGTATCTTTAGTAAAACAATGATCAAATCCTTCCGAAGGTATATTAATAAATTCACCATTATTTTTATTCTTTTTCCAAGTGTAATTAACTAATTCATCATGTAAATTTTTTGAATTTTTAGTGATATGAATTTTATATCTTTGTAATATATCAATACCAATTTTTATACTATCCTTACCTTTATCAGCACCTATGATATTTCTTATTCCACCTCTCCTTATTTCTTCAATTGACTTTGGTTCAGCACTATCAGCAATAATTTCATCATTTTCTAAATTAATATCTTTTAAAAAATCTATTATATCTTGATTTGTCATACCTACTTCATATAACATTTCATCACAATATAATTCATTATTATATATACAAACTCTTATAAGAGTTGTAGGGTCATTTGTAAATCCAAAATCCATACCATACCATATATCAACATTTTTTGGAAATTCATCAACTACATCCCAATTTCTAAAAATGGCTCCTTCCGTTTCACCATATTCACCTTTCGCATAAATCAACCATTTATTATAATTTATTTCTTTTAAATTTTCAATTGTTCTTATTTGTAAATCATTTAAAAAAGGATTATCCTTATATGTACTTACAATAGTTTCAACTCCACCTGGTCTGTTAGACATTTCTAATTCTCTAACCCAAGAATATGGATTAGTTGGATTATAGTCTAATATAAATTTACTATTTTTATTATCAGTTAAACGAATACTAGCTTGTTCAAATATATCATAATCAATATGAGTAGCTTCATTAAAAAAGAAAATATCAGCTTTAACACCATGCCACCTAGAAGGATTATCGGCACTCATTATTTTAATAGTATTATTCTTAAAATAATATTCCATTTCTGATTTGTTGAATTTAATATCTAAACCAAAATCATAAATTATTTCTGTTATATCTTTTAAAATTGTGGCTTTCGCTTTCGCTAATGTTTCAACTCCTATAATTATTTGTAAATTATCTTCTTGACTTATCCTAGTTAATAAATATTGTATAATTGAAAATGTTTTGGAAGAACGAGTAGAACCTCTCATTAAAATATATCTTGATTTACTTTCTAATAATTTATAGTATAAATCAGTTACTTCTATTATTCTTTCATTTCTTTCATTTCTTTTCATAAGGTTTTATTATTATAGTATTTTTTGTTTCATCAAATCCTAAATCCAATTCACTCTTTTCAATATAACCTCTTTTTTTAGCCCTAGTTTTTAAATAAAAAATAATTGCTTGTCTATTATTTTGTTCAATTAATTTAAATAATTTGCTCTCTACCCAATCAATAACTTCATTAATTATATCATCAGCTGCAATAGAAAATTTTTCATCAGCAGAATACCATTTATAGTATAAATTTCTTGATATACCAAACCTTTCAGTAGCATGTGTTATATTACCTTTTTCTTCTTTAAGAACAATTAAAAATCTTTCTTTTTTTTCTTTTAATGTTTCTCTTTTTTTGGTTTCAATTTTCTTTTTTCGTCCCATTTTAATATTATTATTTTATTTTTTTATAATATTGCTTACACTTATTTATTAAATGATTTAAACATCCTGAACAATTAAAATCAAAACCTAATTCAGATTTTGGATATATCTTTTTAAACCAACCTTCCATCCTTTTAATATCATATGAAGATGTAGTCATTCTATTTCCTAAACCATCAAAAAAATTAATTAATTCAGATTGCCAATCTTCTTTTTTTTCTATTTTTTCTTCTTCAATTTTAATTTCTTCTTCAATTTTAATTTCTTCTTCAATTTTAATTTCTTCTTCAATTTTAATTTCTAATTGTTTATTTTCACAACTTTTTAAATGAAGTTCATACCCTCTTTTAGTTTTACATACTTTACCACAAATAGGACATTCATATTGATTACAAGTTTCACACATATTTTTTTAATTATTTTTTTTTATATTCTTCCCTATTTCTTATTATATCAAAAAATTCAGAATTGTATAAATTGTTTAGAATATATTTAATATATTTTCTAATGGATAGAACTGATATGTTATATTTTTGTTTTATTTTTTGATATGACAAATTGTCATTATAATAATATTCAAAAAAGATTTTTTTATATAATAAATTTAAATTAATATAACGATTTTTTATTAATTTTTCTTTATAAACTGAATATTTATTAGTTTTTTTTAATAAATTTATATCATTTTCTTCTTTTTCTTTAAAAAAATTATGATTTTTTATATATTTTTCTATTTTTTCATATAAAAAATCATATTCTTCATTATTAGCTTCTATATCAAATAATTCTGTAAATTTTTTCCTATATTGACTATTATATTTAGAATTATTACTAAAATATTGTATTCTCATAGCTCCATAGATATAATTATATAAATTATAACAATTATTTAATCTATCAGAATAATCTTTTCTTGTTAATATATTAATTAAAACATCATTTAATAAATCTGAAGCTGTATCATTTTTTGTTATAAATTTAGCAGTTCTTAAAAGATTTTCATAATCTTTTGTAATATAATCTTCAATTTCTTTTTTAGTCATCAATTCTAAATTCATTTTTATTACATATAATCAATAATAATCTTACTGAAGTATATGAAATCATTCCACACACAAATATATTAAAATACCAAATTGATATTATTGGAAATATAAAACTTAATATAAAACCGCACCATACACTCATGCAATTAGGACATGTAAAAGGTTTAAAATGTAATAATTTTCTTAACCATTTAAAAATATATTCTTGTGTTAAGATTGTTGTCATACCAAATGTTGTCATAATAAATACTATTAAATTAATCATCTTCATCTTCTTTATTTTTTATATAATTATCATAATTTAATTTTTCCAAATAATCTTGTACTGTTTCAATTATTTCATCTGTTCTATTATCTAATAACATTTGATTAATTATATTTAATGTGTTTACATTAGCGTCAAATTCTTCTAATATATATAAAAGAATTTTGTTGCGATTTTCATCACACTTTTCAAATTCATATGTATTTAATTTCTTTAAAAATTCTCTATATATCATTTTTAAAATCAGGTATATTTTTACATTTTAATATTCTAAAATGTGATTGAACATCTTCTCTTCTCATTAGATGTAATCTACTTACTTTACCTTTATATTTTTCTTCATAATCTCCACCTGCAACATTATCTCTATAATATAATTCACTTGTCCAATTTTCTTCATTCAGTCCTTGCTTAAAATCTTTTATTAATTTCTTTAATTTTTCTGTTTTTATTTTCCAAACTTCATTTAAGAGAGGAAATATAAAGATAAAATAATCTGCTATTGTTACTGATATACAACTTGGTTTGTTTCTACACTCAAATTCAATTGCGATATTATTTGTTTCTGTTTGAAAATCGTGTTTAACTTCATAAGTTGTTCCATCTTCTGTTTTAAAATCATATCTATTATCATTATTAAATTCTATTACATTTTTAAAACCCTGGGCAATCCATCTTTCATATTGATTTGCTACTGATAATTGTTCTTTAAATTCAGACATATAAGTTTTATTCTTATATATTTATCTAAAAAACTGGTTTTTTTCTTGTTTATATCAATTTAAATAGGTTTAATTAAACATTTCATTTTTTATCATATGAAATATTTATCAACTTCTTCTTGTTTTTCGGATATAAAGGAATTTTTAAGAAAATATTCTACATATTGTCCTTTTCCATTCAAATTAAATTTTCTTTCAGTTTCAATTTCTATACCATCTCTTTTAAGATAATATATTATTGCACTTAATCTAATGATATTAAAATAAGCTATAGCTTTTCTTGCTGATATTTTTTTACCTCTCCATAGGTAATCTAATACAAGTTGTTTTTGAGTTTTCATATTATTCTTTCTAATTTTT